ATTTAGGACGGAAAGTTTCTTTTATCCAGGTAAGGGCCCCGATGTCCACATTAGTTTTATAGCTGTGTCCTCCGAGATGGCTCGGTAAATCCGTCATAGTGTATCCTTCCAACTGTTTGCAATAAATATTTATATGATTATTTCGCACCAGCATAAATTTATCTTTATCAAGACTCGAAAGACTGCTGGTAGTAGTTTAGAGAACATCTTGTATAGATATCTTGGTCCAGATGATATGTGTACAGGTAGTGAAGGAGATGGTACTCCTAGGTTGAATACAAATTTAGAATCTGGACATGTTGGGGCTGCTTACTTTAAAAAACATTTTAAAGAACCATGGAATAATTATTTTACTTTTGCTGTTGAACGTAATCCTTGGGATAAAATGGTAAGTCATTATTTTTTCCTCAAAGCACACAACAGCTTTAAAGCAAGAAGACCTTTTACAAACTTTGTTATGGATTTTGCTGAAAGATTTACTGACTGGGGGAAATATGCTGACGAAAGCGGTATAATAGTAGATAAAGTTTTTAAGTACGAGACTCTAGATATAGACCTGTTTAAAACAACAAATATTCCATATAATAGAGAGTTAACTAAAACATTTAAAAAGAGCGGACTACGACCACGTAAAGCAAAAGATTATCAAAGATTTTATGACAATATATCAAAAAGAAAAGTTAAAGAAATATTTCATAGAGAAATTAAAACATTTCATTATACGTTTGATTAAGATTTAACTATGTCTTTATAGATCTCTAACAAGTGTCTTGCTGGCAAACCTTCTACACATTCGTCTTCTCTCCATTGACAATAGCCTAGATTAGCAAGCCATTGATCTCTATCAAATGTTTGCGGATTATCAATATCTTGTAGATTAGTGTTAGAGCATTCCCATGCCATTGAACTAGGGCACATACTAAACGTAGGAATGCCTTCACAAATACTTTCTGTCAAAGCATTGCTGTTAAATCCTACTACACACCATGCATCTGCAAAGTCTTTATATAATCCGTCGCCGCCTTCTAAAAATCCTGCACCTTGTGTATTTGTGCTTATAGTTACATTCTTTTTATCTGAATAATCTTGGAACGCTGTAATAAGATTCTTTTGTTTATCTTGGCGCAAGGGATGCATACGCATTACTATAGGTCTATCTGTATATTTTTGTATTTCAGTCATAGTAAAGTTTATAAATTTATCGTATGTGCCGTGTTGTTGTATAAGTTTACGTAAACTGCTATCTCCTGGACGTTGTAAAATAACTAGTACATATTCTCCTTTTTTACGCCAAGGTTTAATATCAATATTTTGATCCTTTTGTATCTGAAGCCATCTATCTGAAGGACAGTTTAAATTATTATAGTTTCCTTCATCTCGAAAATAGCTAAACCAACTAAATCTATGATATGCTTTAGGATGCGGTGGGCGCGGCATGTTGCGTCGAAAAACAGCACTCTCTGTAACAATCCAAGGTTTACCACTATTTTGCACATACTTATAAATGTGGCCTATTTTCTTTTCTCTCTTGCTGCCAGATTGATTTGATTGCACAAGTACATCTGCATTTTCTATTGTATCTGTATCTGCAAAAGGAACAACTAACCAATCCTTTGGTAAAGGATGATAGGTCCACATTAGCTCTTCGATAGCAACTATTTTCATGATATACGTGATGCCTTCAAGTCTCTCATACGTTGCAACTCAAAACGCTTTAAAAACTTACGTTGTAGTTTTTCTTTATTCTTGCCTTTTGTATGAACCATTACATCTTTTAGTCCACTGTTGTTAAATGGACTTTTGTTATTCTCTGGTGTAGGATTTAAGTCATGAAACTCTGATTGATTTTTGTAACTAAGTCTTAGTTGATAAAAAATCCAGCTGTCATGTGTTTCTCTATATTCTTCTAACCCATTATTGTATTCTTCTTCAAATCTTGTTAAAAACTCTCTAGTAAATGGTCTATCAAGATTGTAACCCATTAACCCGCATTCATCATAACTTTCTGGTCTGCCTAAATACACTACACTTTTTTGTGCAGGAAACTTATCAGAGAGCCATTCATGTGAAACAGGCTCGTGCATTAATACATCCGAGTCTACCCATATCAGCCATCCGTTATTTACTTTTTTGCTTTCTGAAAAGATGGCATAGGTTTTGTGAGCAAACTTAATTCCTTTCCACTTAAACGCCTTAGGAGTACCTTCTAGTTTTGTTCCTATCTTTCCGTTATACATCGGATTATCTTTGTATTTCTCTTTAAACTGTACTAGTTCAGGCGCTTCGGCATATAAATCTCTAAATGATATAGATCTATTTTTATACCTTAAATCATCTTCGCTGTAAGCTACTATACTTACATCTTCGGGCAGATTTTTAACCCAACTTTCTAGATTAATTTTTGATGTATCATTTAGATATGCTTTGTTTAAACTGGTTACAATAGTATATTGCGTCATAGTGTTGCATCTTCCATTCCAGCTACTCTGAGCTTTACAACATTAGTTATCTGCCATTGCTTTTGATCTAGTGCCTTTAAGACTCCTAGCCATTTGTTGCGCATTAATGCAAACTCATTGATAATCTTTTCGTAGTCAACAACGTCTGCCTCACCGTCAACGTATTTTTCAACGTCACGGCTTGACAGAGCTCGTTGATAGTTTTCAAGATACTTTTTAAAATACGAGCTACGCAATCTACGTAGCTCAATGTTTAAGTAGTTTAGAATGGCTTCAATTTCTTGAAGTTGATTGAAACGATGTTCAACAAGTCCTGGCATAGCAGCCGCACTTTTTTCAACATTACCTACAAGTTTACATTCTTGACGAGCAGTTGTTAACTCGTTTTCGAAATATAGTATTGCATCAGGTATTTTGTTTATGTCACGGCTTACTTCGCTATACCAACCCATTATTCATCCCAGTCTTCGTCCTCTTCGACTTCATTTGAATCTATATCTAAATAATAATATATTGCATCATCTAAAACACTATCACTTCCGAGAGATTCTTTAAATGTTTCGTCTGATATTCCGTAGTCGGCTAACAAATCAACAAACTTTTCTGCAACTACCTCTACCTGCTTTTTATCAATATATTCTTTAAATAGACTCCAGATGTCTACGATATTTTCTTCATTCATTAGTAAGTTCTTCCTCGTTAAGATCTACCACAGTTTCTTCGTCTGTGTTGTCGATATTTACCACATTAGCTTCTTTTTTGAGGTAATCCGACATAACCTTATCGAGTAATGGACCATTCCAGTTTTTACGGTATTCAAGTAGTTCTTCACCTTCTAGTGTAGTATACTTTAGGCGATTTCCTTGCTTAACAATAACACCTTTTGCTTCAAATAGTTCAAGCAAGCCGCTATATGGATTCATACCTGTTTCATAAGGAATCTTAACTTGTACGCCTTCAAACGGTTTTGCATAACGAGTTTTCATTACTTTACAACCCGCTCTGATACCACGTACTTCGCTGATCTTGTTACCGTCTTCATCTTCTTTTAGTTTCAACTTCTTCATTGCAACTACAATACTTGATGCATAGATAAAGCCCTGTCCGCCTGAAATCTTATCATCTGGATCAAACATATCTTGTGATGCGTATGTATGGTTAGTACATACTAAGCCAACATTGTGTGAGCCAATCATATTAACTGTGTTACGAACAAGTGAAGTCAATGCCTTAGGCTTACGACCCATATCACCTTTCATATCACCCTTGTTAAATTGATCAACATCTGTAGGTGTTAGCAACATACCCAAACTATCAATAACAAATAGTACCTTAGGACGGTCTTCTTCTGGCATTGCTTTATAGTCTGTCATAAACACACTAATGGTTTTAGCAACATCATCAATCATTGACATATTAAGTTTAAGTAGTTTTTCTTCTGATGTGTCTACATCAAGTGCATGTAGCCAGCTTTCGTCAAGTGCATTTTCTGAGTCAATGAGTACTACAAAAATACCTTGATCTTGTGCGTATTTTACAATGTTACCTGCACAGATATAACTTTTACCTGCGCCAGACTCTCCTGCAAATACTGTTACCTTACCCATTGGAACACCTTTGTTCCAATCACCTGAAATAAGATAGTTGAGTGCGTAGTTACCTGTGCTAATCCAATCAGTAGGATCGTTAAATCCTGCACTCATACCTGAAATAGATTTAGTAAGTGATGTCCGAAACTTGCTCGGATCAAAAGCCTTATTAGCCATAATGTCTCCTATCTAAAAAACTGGGCAGTTGAATACCCTTGCATATTGTAAAAGCAAGGGTATTCTCTTGCGTGTCTATTACTGTCCTTGACGTGCTCTAATCATTGCTAGAATGTCTTGAGCATTGCCGTCACTTGCAGGAGCAGCTTCAGCTGTTGGTGCTGGAGTTGCTTCTGGTGCCGCTTCTACTACTGGAGCAGGTGCTGCCTCAGGTGCTGGCGCACTTTGGCTAGTAGCAGTTGCTTGTGGACTTGGTGCTACTTGCGGATCACCTGTACGTGCTTGCATGCCTGCTGGACGGAAATAGTTGCTCCAACGATCTGCATCATATGCTTCACCGTCTACTGACGCTTCAAACATTTCCTGCATGACCTTGACAGCAGTTTCATCTGGCTTCTTAGGAAGGAAGTCATTTAGATTAAACAAGCCATGTGTATTAACAGCCTGCATTTCAGCATCGCTCAAAGGACGCTCTCTACGTGCCCAGTTAGATGTTGAATAGTCTGCGTAACCGCCTTTAGAACTTTTATTAAGACGGAAGTCTACACCTGCCGTGTAATCTGTTGGCAGTTCTTCCATATCTGGATCCATAAGTGCCTGCTTAATGATCTGGAAGATTTGAGGACCAATAATAAATCGACGAATCGGATTTTCTGGAGCCTCATCATCAGCTAATGGATTGTCTGTTACAAATCCCTGGAAGATATAAGAACGTTTCTTCCAATACTTACGACCCATTTCTTCTAGACTTGGATCTTTAAACCAACCACGTACTTCGTTAAGGATAGTACATGTATCTCCATACATTTCCATACATGGAATCTGTACTTGTACTGGACGTGAATCTGTTTCACCCTTTACGCCAGCAAATGGAAGTTTGATCATCAAACGTTCTTTCCAAAAGAAAGTGTTATCTGTATCACCATCAGGAAGGAAACGTAGAGTTGCACTCTCGCCTTCTTTCATATTCCAAAATGGGTAAATCGGGTTTGGACCTGATTGTCCTGTGTTACCGCTTGAACGGTTTTCTTGTTCTTTGAGCTTTGCTCGGATTTCTGCTAATGATGCCATAGTGCCTTTTCTCCTTTTAATATGCCTATATGCTTGTGCCTAAACTGTATAGCACTTTATATACTATACAATAGTATTTATAAAAAGTCAAGTACTTTTTTATAAAATATTTTAAGAAGTTAGCGGATTATCTTAAACCCGCTAACTCTTTCATTCTATCAAACTCTGGATCTTCCAACTGCTGTGGTTGTGTACGCATCTGGAATTCTTCAAAGGTTTGATTAATCTGTTCGATAAACGCCTTAGCAGGTTCTATGAACTGCTCGCCGTAATCTTTTTCAACCATGGTTAATACAGCCGTTTCGCCTTTAGGAAACTCGCCTGTTTCTCTATCGTAGTAGGATA